TACGTCAGGATCGTCAGGGTCTATTTCATACCCAAATGGTATTGTCCTAGATATACGGGGAATACGAACCCATTCGTTATCTTCTTTTATGTCTGTTGGTTGGGGTAACTTCCACTGTTTAAGAGGTTTAGTCATCATCATCCATTTGTTTTGGTGGCATTAGCATTACACCACCTTTTGCTTCTACTTGCATTTTCTCTGTTTTAACTAAACCAGTACGGTCAAGTAATTCTTTAGCTGCTTGCATCTTGTCACGAATACCTAGCTCAGTAGGATCATATAAAGCACCTACCATAGCCATTGCAGCTTTAGGTGCATTACGTGCCATGTATGCTGATGTAGCATCTAAGATTTCTTCTTTTAAAGAGTTAATGATCTCCGTAGATGAAGTAGCATCCGAATATCCTGCTATTCGTTTAGCAACATTAATGTCACCACCTGCTTCGTCAAATAAAACTGCAAGTAGTTTTTGTTGTTTTTCTGTTAATGCTCGTGCCATTTTAACTCTTTCTTCTAAATAATGCAAGCACAAAGTTTGCTATTGATTGACCTATTTGTGTTGGGGTTGGTAGTAGCCATCCTAGTAGTAATAACATTATAACCCAAGGGGGTATGTTTTGATTGTTGATCATTAGCTTTTCTACTGGACCTGCTTCTACTTCTTTTGTTTCTGTGATAATGTCACGTCCTGCGTTATTAGTTTCTTCTTCTTCGTAAGTAACTACAGCTTGTTTGTTTTCTTTACCAAGTTGTGTATTAGCAGCTACGTTAGTTCCACCTGTAGGTAACAGTGAAGTTAAACCACAGCTAGATAACAGTAAAACCAATACTAACCATTTCATTACATCATCTCAAAATGTGGAGCATCAATAAATGGTCTACGCCCTTGTGATCTACGTAAATCAATATATGCATTCATTGCATCTTCTGCAGTGTCATCGTAATAACGGATGTCACCCTCTGACCAAGCTGCACCCCATTTGATAGGCACCTCTAGTTCTTCCGCTGCCTGTGCCATAGCATCACAAATGTTATCGTAAACATTTAGTTCCCATGAAACATTAGAACCAAAATAAGCTACGAGGTCCACAGCATGTGAGTATCCATCTTCTTGAATAAGATGTTTAGATTTCATAGTCTGTGACCGTCCAGAGTTATACAGTTCTTCTTGTTCTGCTAAAGTTCGGACACCATATGTCACACCAAAGTCAACGTCAGTTAGTTCAATAGCACGTTTAACAACTGCTACCATATCAGGATGTACACCATCTAACTTTCCTAGTGAACGACTACTTAAACTAAATCCCATTATCGCATATCCTTGCTCATTGCTACTTTATTGCCCATAGGTTTACCTGCCATATAAGCTGTAGCTCCCATATAGGCTGCAACTACACCAGTTTGTGCAATATAAAACAGCCCTAGCAAATCTGCTAGAGCACTTACACGTGAGTCTGACATAAAAGGAGTAAACAGAAATACAGTAAAGATAATCATCATGCCCATAGCTACCCATGCCATAAACTTTTGTGATTCTGCTTTTTCTTCACGTAGCTCTATTTCAAGCATACGTTCTTTCATTGCTACTTCTTCTGGTGTAATCTTACCATCACCATCAATATCAAAATCAACCACCATTACACCCTCCGAAAACGTGCAGCCGTTTTAGCTGCCCCTTTAGGTTGCTGAGAAAATTGTTTACCTGCTGCAGTATCTTTTCTTTTCTTTGCTGAACTAGCTGCATACTGCGAACTAGACATTGCTTTAATTGCCGCTTCAGGGAGATAACGTTCTCCTGTAGCTTTTGGACCTTGCGTTGAAGGTTTACCACTTTTGGTTCTCCACTTTTGTTTTGTCCACCTATCTAGGCTTTGTTGTGATTTAGTTTTAGCCATTTGACATTAACCATGCAAAGAATATAATACCGCCTATGCCACAAAGTAAAAGTAAACCTGATATAGTCCAAGTTATAATTGCTTCTTGTAACTCAGCTTTACGATATTCATGTTCTCTTTTTTGTTTACGTATCTTAGCTTCAATACGTATAAGTTCATCCCAAGCTGATGGACCCATTGTGAAACTAATATAATCTTTTAGCTCTTTACGCATTTGCTCTGCTTTACGTTTAGCTGCAAATACTTCTATAGCTTCAGATTCAACAGAGCCACCTAATGATTTCCACCAAGGGGGATTGTTTACTTGTTTCTCAGCTTGACCTAAGTCAGCCATATGTCCTGCCCACTGCGTTAGTTGACTAGACATGTCCTGTAAGTCCTTGCCAATAGCAAAGCCTTTTTTAAGTGCATTGAAGGCAACAGTGGCCCCACTGATAATTGTCACTGGGTCCATATCGCCCTCTTAGCTTTTATATCCACCACCTGCAGCTTTATACTGTTTGGCTAACATCTGGGCTTTACGTGCAGACCATTGACCTGCACTTCCACCTTTACTACCTGCTTTAATCTTGTTGAACAAGTTTTTACGCATGGTTGGCTTGGTGTAGTTTCCAGCCGAATTTACTGTTGAGGTACTGCCACCACGAGACATTTTCTTTTTTGTTTTTGTAGCTTTGGACTTCCTCATAAGCTATTCTCCGAATATCTCCACGACCAATACCAATATCGTTTAACTCACGATCTGACATACGATATAATTGCATTGCTGCAATCTTTGCATTTGCTTCACGTTGACGTGCTTCAATCAATGCAACAAATACTTTTTTAAACCATTCTTTCATAACTATCTCCTTGTGTTATCGGTAACTTTTGCTACCAGAGATAGTTATATCATATATAGTTATATCATACTACATACAATAATGCAACCCCGTTATGCATTTAGTTAAAACGGGTAGCTTCAAAGTATTCTTCCGTAGCTATTGTTACCGTAACTGAACTACCTGCACTTGCTAATCCACGAATTAAATCATTTTTTTCAAGATACAAAGGATACTCAGTTATTTGTAAAATAGAATTAGGAACCATTGTTACTGTTTCAGCAATAGTAAAATAAGTAGTACTTGACGATTGATACCAATCTAAACTAAATGTAACAGAAGAACTAGAAGTATTAGAAACTATTATACTACTTATGTCTGCATTAAATCTTTCAGGAACTGTGTACACATCTTGATTAGATGTGGTCAATTCTAAAGAAAGTGTTCGTTTTTTTCTTGGTATCATGGGGCTGTATTCGCTATATAAATAATATCTAAACCTGCAGCAACTCTTAGATCAGCATTAGAGCTAGTTGCGACAGCCCTTACCTCAATATCAGTTTTTTCAGGAAAAGGAATAGGGCAAGTATATGTTTGTGTAATAGCTGCAGCAAATACATCAAACTTATCTGCTGTACGAAATACACCGTTTTCTCTACGAGCATTAACGTTTATAGTTGCAACCTTATTGTTTTGTTCTGTGAACGCTGTAATCTTAGTAGCTAATAGATAAGCTGTGTAACCTGCAGGTACAGTCCACAATGCCATAAGAGTTTGGTTCTCACCGTTGTTAATCTGTGCGTATGTTGTACCACCATTAGCTATAGTAGTATTTGCTGTTATAGCCTGTGATCCTGAAACAAAAGCACGATAGACTCGTAAGAATGTTTGTGTAGTGGTAGCTGTACCAGTACTTGCTAGTGTGACTTCTTCCGATACTTCGTTGTAGTTACTGTCTAGTCCTTGCACCGTAATAGCTACACCATTGTCTGTAGCACCTGCGCCACTAGTTACTGTCATAGCTACAGCACTAGAAGGATAAACATAAGCACCACCTGCATCCCAAATAGTTTCACTTATATCTTGTATTAAAGGATTGTGACCAAACTTAAATAAACGTTTGTGTCCATCTACAAGACCTCGTGAAACTTGTATGAAATAAGGATAGTCGCCAACGCCACCACCCATAGTCGTTACTTTAGGATACGAGGTAATAGACATTACTTTTTCAGTACTTTCTTAATTGTCTTAACTACCCAAGCTTCATTTACTTCGGTATCAGGATCGTCTGCAATAAAGTGACCATTTTCGTCACGAGCACGTTCCATTACAAGTTCTGTTTCTTCTACCTTAGCTTTAGCCTTTTTCGGTGCAGCTTTCTTCTTGGGTTTGTCCATACCTAGAATAGCTTTGATCTCAGGCACCTCTGTAATACGATTACCTTCAGCATCTGTAGTGAGTACCATTTCTTTTGTACTCATGCACATTACTGCGTTACCTTTATCTAGCACCATATAGCCTAGCTTTGTGATTTCATTCATTTGTTCAGGTGTCATTTTTTCTTCCTGTTATCTTTTGTGTTTAATACCATACCGCCTACACGATAATCGTTTGCACCTTTAGCACATTTCTGTGAAGCTGTACATGCTGTAGGTGTAGTACAGGTAGGACACAGTTTAAATGTTGTCCCACCTTTTGCATATTGATTGTATCCTGATGCATAGGCAGCTTGTCCTTGCTTGACTGCATCAATGCGGCGTTTGTAAACTTTACCAGTTTTACCCCACCGATAACCACCTTCAACTTTTTCTACAGGCATTACGAACTCTTACCTATTTCAAAACACGCAGGTATTGCATACACACCTCTTTGGAGTAAGTTGGTAGCCACTGCTTCTGCCTCTTCCAAACATGACTGCTCACTGTAGAATGCTTCTGGTTTTGCAATTACTTGACAGGACAGTGCAGATGGATCAAGGCAAGTTAACATAATGGCTACCCACATTTTTAAAACTTAACTTTAGCACCAACTGTAACGTCACCAAACTCCCAATCACGGTCTGATGAAACTTCAGTGTACCAAGTTACTCCACTCATTGTATATTCTGCAGTATAGTCTACGCCTTGAAAGATGTCTTCATCTAACTCACGCATATTAATGTCTGTCTCTGCAGATAGTGTTACTCCTACAGATGTAGTGAATGCTGCATATGGTGTTGCAGTCCATTCCCACTCTTCAATGCCTGTAACATAATTAATGTCAGACTCTGCCCCTACTGAGATAGTCTGTCCAAATAAATCAACATCAACAGCATGTGCTGCAGTTGCCGATAACACAACCGCAGTTGCTAAGATAAATTTATTCATAGTAGTTCCTTTATTTTTTATGCAAAATACGAGATACGAATATCAATGTCATCACCCGTACCGCCTGTTACAAGAGGACGAATGTAACGGCAGCTTGCAGAAAACTCTGCACCACCTGCTGCTGTAAACGCAAGTGCAGTAGAAGAATGCGCAATATCTAGGTCAGCCCAATTTGTGCCATCATTAGAACCTTGCAGTTTTGCTGTACCACTGCCAAATGTACCATACGCTTGGAAAAAACCTTGTGTAGGTTGACCCTGTACTTGATAGCGACTTTGATTTATTTCAATTGAAGACGGTGAACTATCTGCTGTATCAATATTATCATACGTTACAATAGTCAAGTCACCAGACTTTTCTGTAGTTACTGTGAGTGCCATTTATTTACTCCTTATTTCTTTCGTGCCATACCACCGTATGCCATGTTAGTTGATTTCTGTGTAGCTTTCATAGAGGCACCACAGTTAGCATAACCACCTTTAGCCATTTCTTTTGGACGTAGCTTTGGACGAGGTGAAGTACCACGAGTATTGTTGCCTTTCATGCCTGTAGCATTTACTTCAGCTACAGTTTCATTAATTTTTGCTCGTAATAGCTGACGATTCTTTTCTGCTATTTGACGATCCTTTGCAGACAACTCTTCGTTTTTAGCTTTAATAGTTTCTTCAGCCAAACGATCTTTTGCTTCACTATTAGACATCTTACTAATGGCTGCCGCTGTTAATGCAGTTGCTGCTGCAGCTTTAACCTGACCCTTAGCATAAGCACGTTGCTCACGTGTTACAGGCTCAATCTTTTGTTGTCCATCAGTAGGAGGCTTACTTAGTTTTTTAACTTTACGTACTTGACGTGCTAGTGAACTTGCAATACCCATTACTTCTTACCTCGTGTGTATCCACCTTTTTTCATATTAAGACCCTTAGTGCCTTTTGCTGTAGCAGGAATAGGGAAGGGTGCCTGACGAGTAGTAGGTGTCTTAGCTTTCATATCGGCTGCATTTTGAGAAGCACGACGACTTCCTTTACTTACTTCACG